CAAGGTTTTGCCCGACAAACGGCCACGCCTCCACCACTTTCGACCACCAGCCCGTGGCGAGCCCTCGCACGACAAACCGATCAACGGCTACCAGTGTTTGATCGTCAACGTAACCGCCAGCGGCGATCACGCGATTGTAAAAAGAGCGGGTTTCAGTTTGCATAGTAGAATGAATAAAGTCGTCTTCGCCACTGCTTGGCCCATTGCCATAGCCCAGCAACCAAGGCTTACGACCTAGCAGGCTTCTGACTGTTGCTGGATTTCCGACAATCATGCTGAAGGATTCCAATCAACCGCAGACAGGGCGCTTCCACGCGATGTAACTGGCTGTTCCGCTCATCGCGGCGACACTCACCACTCCGATGTAATCGGTGATGTAAACAGATCCTCCCTTGCCATCGGATGCCGCCGAGCCAGCCTGAAGTATCATGCTGAAACTGGAACTGGTGGCGCTGGCTCCGAGTTTCACGGCCAGAGCTGCATCGTCGAGATTCTGGATGAAGCCGATTTCTCCACGGGACAGGGTGAAAACGGTGTCGCTCGACGTGGCTGCGGCGTAATTGCTCGGCGGCGCCGGGCTTTGCTGTTGGGTGGTGGCAATGGCGTTCATGGCGGAAATGAGATGGTGTTATTTGATGCCTGATGGTGTGAGGCGCTGCTGGCCTCCGAGGCGGCTGAAGTCGTAGCGCTGCACGATGTTTTGGAGCATCATCTGCATGACATTCTCGGCTGCTTGGCTCCATCCGATTTGACCTTGATTGTTGTCGCGCAACACAGAAAGGGCACCGGCGGAAATGGCTCGCTCAAGAAAGGCCGGGAGTTCCTGGATCTCCCATTTGTCAGCCGCCAGATCGGCGGCGAAGGTGCCGGAAGTGTGCGCCACAAGACAGACATAGCATTCACCCGTGGCGATATTGTGCACGACGTCATCGACCGCGTAAGCCGTGGTGGTCGCCCATTCGCCGCTGCTGACTTTTGGGGCCGGTTTCAGGTAGGAAACAAAGACATCTGTCTGCCCGCTGAATTCATCGCTGATCACGATGCCATCACCCGACACATCAAACGGAATCGGCTGAGGATTCCGACTGGTGTAGGGGTGCCGCTGGTAAACACCGAGCACCTGGCCGATGGGGTCAATGCCGGTGTCTCGATCAATCGAAATCACATGGTCGGTGATCGTGCGTTCTGCGACCTTGCGCAGTTCAGGCCAGCCGTTCTCGCACCAGTGCCAGGCGTAATCGAGCGTGTCATTCACCGCTTCAGCCACATTGGCCTTGGTGCTGGCGTTGGGCGAGCTTTCAATATACGCGTTGATGCCGCGCAAGATGGAATTTCGCAGAGACGTGTAGCTCGTGGTCCTCACGCTGCGGCGGCGGCCTCTCTCACCCGCGTATATTTGGAGGCGGAGACGAGCCCGCTTGCTTCCTTCTCAGGCGTCCATCCGCTGAAGGGCTTGAGGCTTTGATATTTGACGACCGATGCCCGGTTGTCTCGCGCGTAATCTTTGCGGAAGGTTTCATCCTTCCAGATGTTCTGGATGCCTCGCGCACGGCCCCAGCGCAGCCAGTAAAAGTAACTCGTGGCCGGGATGTCCATGGTTACGCGGCCCAGTCCATCGACTGCGCCACTCGTGCGCGTGGTGCTGACTTCGGCACGTTCCTTCATCTCGAGTTCAGTGAGCACCTTCTCGACGTTCCAGCCCCGGCGAAACTCAGCTTCGAGTTCGGCCACGAGTTCAGGACCGCCGATCGCGGCCACGTCTTCGAGAAAGGTTTCCATGAATGAGAGAAGGCTGGACCGGCACACACCTGCCGCGCCACCGGATCACTCCGATGGCGCAACAGGTGTCGTGCCTGGTTTGAGGCTTGGGTTTGGACCGTCCGCCCGGCTGGCATCATTGGATGAAGCCGGGCCTCGGGTGGATTGCGTCCGCTATTCCAGCGCGGCCACGTCGATGATGCGCAGGAAGATGTCCACGATGCCAGCCGTGATGTCGGAAGGCGCGCCCGTGCTGCCCTGCGTGGTGAAACGCGCTTGCAGCGTGGCGGCGGAGGTGCCCTCCGTCTTGTTGGCCGGCACGCCGCCAGTGGCAGCGGTGAGCACGGCTGCGGTCTTGGCGGTGGCCGCCGCGAGGAGCAGCGCGGTGTTGGCACTGGTGCCCACGGAGACAGTCAGCGTGCCGGTAGTGGCAAAGGCGGTGCTCACATGCACCAGCACGCGGTCAACCTCGTAGGTGGCCGGAGTGCTGCCGAGCGTCACCGTCACGGTGTCGCCCTGCGTCGTCCATGACGAGTTGTTGATCGCACCATAGGGGATGCGGAACCGATGGGTGAACCCGGTTTCCCGAGTTTGTTCGGCGGAAAGTTTTTCGATCTTGATGCCAGTCGCCGTGCTGGTGGCAAGCGTTACGGTTTGGTCAGCCATAAAAGTGGGTTTCTGAAAAGGTGGAAATGAGGGATTGAGAATGGCCAGCGGATGAATCCACCCGCTGGCCGGAGATCATCAGGAGTCACTGGATGCGGCGAATTTGCCGAGGCCGAGCGGGTTCTTGACGCACAGACCGACGATGCAGGAGATCAGCGCGCGAGGTCCGCCGCCGAGATCCGGCAGCGGCTTCATGTTGATGTCCTTCTGCCAGCGCAGCTCGACCATGCTCATGTCGAGCACGTAGCCACGGCGGGAATCGCGGGCAGCGGTGCCAAAGTTCCAGCCGAGGAAGTTGTCAGCCACCAGTTCGAGCGTGCCGAAGTCACCTTCAAACACGTTGATGGTGTTCGACCACTTCTTGCCTTCGCCGCGCGTGGTGCGGGTGATGGCTGTGTAACTGGACACGTCAGGCATGTAGCCCACCATCTTGGTGAAGCGCTTTTTCAGGGTGCTGCCACAAAGCAACATCAGCGTGGCTTCCTCACCGGTCTGGAGGTAGATGCTTTCCAGCACGCCGTTCACGATGTCCGGCGTGAGGCTGTTGATTACCGTGGTGTCGATGCTGGCGCTCGGTGTGAGATATGCCGAAGGGATCGGCAGCACGGTGCCCGCCGTGGCTTTGATGGTAGCGCCGAGAGCACGCGAGCGGTAGCCCACGGTGCCGTTGTCGGCCTGCGCATCATTGTCCGAGCAAAACGCGGACTCGATGTCGCGTTTGATCTCGAATTGTTTCTTCGCGATGGCCTTGGCGAATTCCTTCCGCTGGCCGATGCCGGCCACGTTGGATTCCTCGGCGCGATTGGTCACCTTGGGGGTGCGGCGGAATTCCTCCGTGTAGTTGGAAATCAGCGCGCGGTTTTCAGCCGCATCTTCCGTGGTGGAAACATCCGTGCCGTCTACGATGGCCCCGGCAAGCGGGTTGTCGTAGGCATCGACTTGATGGGTGAACAGAGAATTGGCGGGGTCCGTTCCTTTGCTGACGGCAGCATAAAACGGTGTTTTCTTGGCATCGACGTTGGCGATGACATCGGACAGGGATTCGCGCTTGCCTACTTGGGTGCGCTCAATGGTTTGGGGCATGGTGGTGAAAGAGAAATGCGTTAGAAACGCATCACTGCGGAATCAGCGAGTCCACCCACTCCATGTAGGCGGCTTGATCTCCGGCGGCGATGCGGTCATGCAGATCACTTCCCTCTTGCGGTTGACGCCTGGATGTGGACGGCGGGGCAGGTGGCGCGGGTTTCTTCACCGATGTCTTGGTGGCTGGCACGGCAGCTTTGGGGGCCGTGCGTTTCACCAGTTGGAATTCACCGGACTCGATCAGCTTTGCCACAGCCAGGCGACCAAGCACCAGCGCCTTGTTCGGGAGCGCATTGATGCCGGGGGTTTCCTTGGCCGCATCCAGCACGCGCTGGTGCAAAGCTTTGCTCGGATCAAAGACGAAAGGGTAACGCTTGCGCGCGATGGCCTCGCTCTCAGAGGAGAGTTTCAGCGTGTCGCGTGCTTTGCTGGCGAGGGCGAGTTGAGCGCGGCAGGCACGGCGATGATTTCGCACGTCCTGTTTCGTCCATTCGACGGGGTTGCCTTGCCCGTCTTCTCCCTGCCATCCTTCATCTTCATGGTCTTCACACCAGTCTAGTTGCTGCTGAATACGGGCCTCAACCGTAGCCACATCCTCCTCGGATTTGGCTTTGGCAAACCAGCCGAGATCCGAACCCACGCCCGTGGGCAGGGTTTGCATGTCGGTGAGTTTTGCCGCCAGTTGTTTCTTGCTCTCGCGCTCCTGCTCCAGCTCACGCTGAAGAGTGCGGCGCTGCTCGCGCAGCTTGAAGAGCTTGCCATCCAGCTTTTTGACGACTTGTTCGGGTGTCAGACCTTCACGGTCTTCATCGGTTTTCGCGCCGTCTGCCGCGTCGTCCTCATCAGTGGATTCATCCTCGGGGATCACGGGGCCATCGGCGTCCTCGTCGCTTTCGCGATCGTCGGCTGCGCGAGTGGCATGGTCGTCATCTTCGGTGGATTCGTCACCTGCTTCTGGGTCGTGTGCTGCATCCGGTGGCGTGGTCCTTGCTTTCTTCTCGGTGCGCCTCGGTGCTTCTTCCGGTTCGTCCTCACTTCCCGTGAGTCCGGCCAGTTCCGCATTCATCGCTTCGAGACGTGACCTCGCCTCCTGGTCCTCCAATTCCTCGCGGGGGACCTTCGCTGCCCGACGCACTGCCGCCGGTGCCGGTGCGGCTGCTGCCGCCTCCGGTGCCGCACTCTTGGCCGCAGCCTGTCCGCCGGACGTGGCCGCCGCCGCTGGAGCGGCTTCAGTGTTTGCTGTGGTGGTGTTTGATTTCGCCATGCAACGCCCGCAAAAGCGGGCACGGCGGCGATTCCACCATAGCTTTGGCGAGCCTCAAAACACTTGCGGCGTCAAGTCGGATGAAAGCGGGTCAAGTCGGATGCAAACGAGCGAAGAAAATCACTCGTTTGACTGTTCGCGCTGCTGAGATTTCAGCATGGCCAGCATGTCATCGCGCAAAACACGCAAATGCCGCGCGGCTCCACAGGCTTCATCTCGCACCACTCCGCCGCCGGGTATCTCGCTTTCATCTCGTGCCTTGCCGATGGCAAATTCTACCATGGAAAGCAGCGCTTTGACCTCTGGCAGCGCGCTTTTGCCAGCCAGGGCTGTGCGCTGTTGTTCTTCGGTCAGTGCTCCGCCTTCAATGAGTGTCTCAACAAGGGTTTTCATGCTGCGGCAGGTGATGCGGGTTGATTCAACATCTCAACGGCGGTTGGCTCTTTGACGGTCGGTTTCCATCCCGTGCGGCCGGTCTGTGCATTGGCCCCGCGTTGCTGAAGGTCAAAATCCCACTTGTTCATGCGGGCGTTCATGGCTTCATGGAAAGCCGGATCTTGATAGTAAACAGCGGCGACCTTGGGATTGATCTGGATTTCCTTCTGGCAGGTGTCGAGCCGAAGTTGCGCATTGGCCGCCTCGGGTGGCGGAATTTCGATGCCCTGCATGAGCGCGGCGATAGCCTGTTTCTCTTCGGCAATCTCCTGCTGCATCTTCGATGCCGCATCCCCGATGGCGATGTCTGCCAGATTCGGATCAGCCAGTGCCAGCAGATAGCGCAGCACGCTGACATCCTGCAAGGCTCCGCTGCGATCGATCTTGAAAGCCCGTTCCATGACCTCCCAGCGTTTGGCAAAGTATTCGGCATCGAGACTCTTCACGTCAAAGGCGAGCGTGATGTCGTATTGCCCGGCGATTTCTTCCCGCGTGACGGTGAATGGCATGGCTCCGCTGCCGATCACGCGGCTGACTTGAATCGGACTCATCATCTGCTGATCAGCCGCGAGGATGCGCAAAAGAATCTCACGACACGAGATCAAGAAGCCATTCACGATAAACTGCTTGTGCATCTGAATCTTGGCAGGTGACACACCCTCAAAGTCAAGCCCCAGAAGAGAAGCGTGATCTCGACGGATGCTACCCTCGGCTTCCAGATTCCCCTGATCAAGCGGCGGAACGGAAAGGAAATCATCTTTTTCCCCATTGGCTGAAGCAATCTGCACACCTGGCATGATGCTGTTGCGCGCATTGGCTCCGCCGACTCCTCCGGCCATTCGCCGCGGGCTCACGCGCATAGGCGGATTGGTGGCCAGATGTGTGCGGTCGATGCGCGCATCTCGCAGGTTCTTGATTTCCCACTGCGGCGTCTTGCTGAGTTCCGGCACGCCTCGCGATTCCATCAGCGCGCGTGTCTTCCATTCCCGGCGCAGGTCCACAAAGCAGCCGCCGGGGAACCATGAATCATAGATTTGATCCTTGGCCACGAAGGGCTTGTTGTCCTTCGTGAGATTGGGGTGCATCACAATCTCCTGCGTGGCGGGGAACCCATCCTCATCCACCGTTTGCAGGTAGATGCGCAGCACTTCAAAGCTGCCGTGCCGTGGCTGAATCTTCTTCTGATACGTGTTCTGCGCCCCGCGATTGAACACTTGATCCACCTCACGCGTGAGGTTGGTGAGAATGCCGGCCACGTCGATGATGCGCGTCGGACCGTTGGCAATGACGGCATCGACAAACTCCTGATTCCAATCCTCGCGTTTCACCATGGAGCGCAACTCGGGCTCGCTGAATTTCTCCACCACAGCCACCCACGGTGAACGTGTGATGCGGTCCACCCACCAGGGATAAATGACATCGATGCCCGGCATCAGAGCGCGGATGCTCGGCTTGCCCGGAAGCTCCACGGGATTCCGAAACTCGGCGACACCTTCAGCTTGCAGGTCCTTTAAAATCTGTCGCAGTCGTTTCTCACTCAGCAGAGGGTATTTCTCCTCCAGCAATGCCACCACGCTGCCCATCTCATCGCGTGCTTCGATCTGCTGCAATACTTCGACGGCGCTGGCCTCGATAATGTATTGCTGCACGTCTTCATTGGCGGCGTCTTCGGGCGTCATCTGCATCAGATTGGCCTCGGCCATCATGCGTGCCAGATCATCGATGGTGATGGTTTCCTTGCCTGTGACAAACCGCTTCTCCCATCCGATGTGCGCGATGGAGTGGCCAAAAGCCTCCTTCCACTGCACGGCAAAATTCATCTCATCCCACAGCTCGGCATACATCCGCTGCTTGATCTCGTAGTTCATCAGCGTCTGCACGCGCCCGGCTGCGTCGGCATCGTGAGCTTCCATCGCCACGGCTCGCAGATTGGCCCCAAAGAACGCGGTCATTTGCAGCATGGTCAGTTCATCAACGGCATCATCCGCCAGCCGCACACGGGTATCGGCCGAGCCTTCCCATGGAAACACTTGCCGCCCATAAAACCGGCTCCATTTCTTGCCGTCGTCACTCTGGCCATCCCAGAGCGCCAGCATGGTTTCCTCGTTGCTGCGCGCCGTGTTGATCCAGTTGCCGAGATCCGTGATGGCCTGCGTCACTTCCACCATGACCGACGGCATGTTGGTCTTGTCTCCGCGCCCAAGTTCGTGGGGTGAAACCTCGGTGGCTGCGGTGGATTTGGCGGTGGGCGGCGACGTGGACAGGCTCATGATGCTTCGGAAGTCAGCCCCAGAAGCTCATGCACGACACGCCGGACATATACGGCCCGCGTCGCTCCCGGCAAGACTTTTCTGGCTTTGCTCTCCGGCCCGATCAAAATTGCAGCAGTGTGCTTTCCTACTCCAGCTTTGCGCGCCAGTGCCACGACATCAGCGCGGCGCATGTAAGGGCTTTGAGTTTTTGCAAGTGATGCGTTCATGTGAGTGTTGTTGGGTTGAAAGAGAAAGGCTTAAGGAGTGCCGCCGCCGATGGAATCCCACGCATCTGGCGCGTAATGACAGGGATCGCTCACCACGAGGTAGCGCAGGCAGTCAATGGGGTCCTTCCATGGGCTGTCTTTGTCGGCGAGATAGCCGGGATAGTTTTGCAGCGCGGCGATCAGGTTCTTGCATGTCTCAGCGATGCGGATGCGCGGACCCCTGCCCTTCTGCGGATCGATCTCCAGCCAGCCGGTTTTGGGATCGATCACCGCCAGCTCGCGATTGAATGCCAGCAGGCTGTTGATGGTTTGCTCGCCAGGGAAGACGCGAGCCTCGCCCGGTGCGCTGTCCCCATCGCGGCCCGGCTTCACGAAGGTCAGACCGTTCTCGCGCATGTAGTCGATGATGCTCTTGTTACTCTGCTGTCCAGCCGTGTCTGTGTTGCCGGCTCTCGGGTCGATGATGCGGCAGCCGTAGGGCACAAATCCCTTCATGGCTTCCCATTGTTCCGCATCGTCGCGTCCTTGCAGGGCCGCCAGCTTGCGTTCCACGCGCTTGATCTCATCCGCACGCCATTCGTATCCGACATCACTCCACACTTTCTGCGCCGGACCTCGCACGCCTTTACCTCCCTTGCCGCCGGACAGCGCCCACGTCTTGTCATGGATGCCCATGATTGCGTCGCCATCCTGCGGATACTCGTGAGCGATGAAGATGTCTCCCGGTGCGAGGCCGTGTGATTGCTCGCCGCAGATAATGGCCCACAGCATGAACCAGCAGCGGCCACCGCTCGCCACCGGATCGGCGATGCAATACCACGTGCCAACTCTCGGCAGCCAGGTGAAGGGCCGCACATGCATCTGCGGATTGAAGTTCGGGAACGGGCTTTCGCTGCTCTTCTCGGCCACGCCATAGCACCACCACAGGATTTCACTGCGCGGCTTGCCCTTGGCCTTCTGCCGCATCCCTTCCCAGTTGCCGCCCTTGGGATTGTCCCATGCGTGCATGAAGATCATACGTTTGGCGGGATCTTTGGAATAGATCAGCTTGGGCACCATCTCGCCGCCGATGATCACGCCCTCCGTCGTGCGGCGCGGCAGCAGATCGGGGTCTGCCTCGATCTCGCGCATAATGCGTCCGTCTTCCTGAAAGACGCGCACCGTGTCCGTCCAGCCATCCTTGGCCGTGTAAGTAATGAGATGCACACCCATCATCAGCTCGCCAATGAGCTCACGCGGAAACAGCGTCTCGGGATTCTCCGCTTTCTGGCGCAGCAGCCTCATCCACTTCGGCACCAGCGCCCGCGTGGGCTCGGCCTGAGTGAGTAGACGTTTGTCGATACCCTCGATCCACGGCAGCGGGATTTCTTCGTCACTCCACACGGCATACGGTCGCGGACCCTCCAGCGTTTTGATGTCCTTCGACCAAAACCGGCACTCCATCTTCGCGCCGTGGTAGAGCGAGAAGCGATTGTCCGTGAAGCCGCCGCTGTCGTTGTATTTCAGCTTTGCGCGGGCCGTGCCCTTGATGCCTCCGCGCTCTGTCTTGTAATCATTCGGCAGCCAGTAGTAGAGCGCCGTTTGCTGCACCGTCTCCGAGTTCGGCTCGTCGATCGCGAGACACCAGAACATCTTGTTCGTGGTCTGCATCATCGCGCGGATCACGATGCACGCGGCGAAGTAGGTCTTGGCGGAGCCGTTTGAGCCACCGACAAGGAAATGCACCGGCACCCCCGGATTCTCCACTCGCAGCCGGCACATCTCCCACAGGTTTTCGTCCCATGAAGGGAACCAGATGCCATCGTTGTAATGATCGCCCTGCGAGCCTTCAATCCACTTCTCCCTCCACTCGTAGCGTTGCAGGATCGCCTCCGGCCCCATCGGCTCGACGATGTCACCGATGCGGATCAAGTAGCACCCCTGCGCATCCGGCCCCTCGCTGACGAGTTCCAGCCTCGCCACACTCGGGTCAAACGTCTGCGCCTCGAGCAACCGTTGCAAATGGTCTGTGATGGGATCGGTAGCTTGACTCATGCCATTTTCCTCCATGGCTGTGCAGCGGCGGTCGCTGGCGTTTGGAACGGCACCACCTTGTATTCATCCAACGCATCAATGGGATTGATCACGTCACCCATATCGCGAGGCACGCAATGTGTGTAGATCATGGTCGTCTCGACGCTGTTGTGCCCCAGCCATGTCTGAATGCGGCGGAGGTCCACACCAGACGCCAGCAACAGCGTGGCAAAGGTATGTCTCAGCGTGTGAGCCGTCACACGCTTGGCGAGGCCACACGCTCTTGCAGCACGGCCCAAGGCTTTTCCAAGCGTGTCCTCATGCACGTGATGCCGCCGCACGTTGCCAGTCACCGGGTCACAGCTTTCGCCTTTGGCCGGCCACAGCCAGAACCACGCCCATTCCTTGCCTCCATTCGGAAACTTTCGCTCCAGTCCATCTGGCAAATAAATGCCAGGGCGACTCGCTGCACGATCGCGCTCGTAGATCACCCGCATTCTCTCGACGTGTTCCAGCAATTCCATCACCAGCGAGCGAGGTAGCGGCACCACGCGATCCTTGTCACCTTTGCCGCCTCTCACATCGACCGTCGGTTTATCGGCGAGCAAGTGCAGGTCTTTCATTCGCAAGTTCAACAACTCAGACAATCGCAATCCCGTAGCCACAGCCAGCCGAGCCATGAGCCGAGCACCTCTTGGCAAGGCATTCAAGAGGGCAGCCAGTTCGGCTTTCTCCAAATACACCGGAATCTTCTTGGGTCGCTTTGCGCGCGCCCATTTGCCGAGATTGCCAAGAGGCTGCTTTAGCACATCTCGATACAAGAACGCCACCGCATTCAAAGCCTGATTCTGCGTGGATGCCGAGCAATGCGGAGCCATCTTCTGCAACCACGAATTGACTCGCTCCTCCCGCGATAACTGCGGACACGTCCGCACATGCTGGCCAAAACGCTTGATCCAATCTGCATAAGTGCGCTCTGTGTGCAGAGAGAGCCTGCGCATCCGGCAAACAATGCGCACCTGTTCGTCAATGTCGGATTTGTTCATGGCTATCTGGAATTTTGTTCGGGTTAATCACTGTTCGGCTTATTCCCAATCTGCCCGTGGTGAAGCACGTCCAATCCGCATTGGCGCACGAATACCTTGCCGCATTTGTAGCATGGCCACGTTACGCAGCCGTCAGGCGTTGGCCTCCCGAGAAGGTCGCTATAGTCGAAGCGGTGAGAGCAAAAGCGTTGACGCAGCCAAAGCCGAACAAGCCGATGGAGAGGAACCGCCTGGGCGGTGGTGTTGGTTGGTGTTTTCATAGCTCTTTTGCGCCCAGTCGGTCCCTCATCTCATCGTTAGCCATCAAGTCTGCGGCGGTCTCATCTTCTGCCAAGCACATTGCCAAGCGGAACTGCTCAGCGATGTCACTTTCCCCGTCACACATGGCGACCTCGCTTCCATCTGGCCGCACAGCTATTACTAGCCCACTACCTTTCTCTACATGGATACGGATTTCCCACCCATAAGGCAAATGCTCTGCGGCGGATTCGATCAGTGATTCAATCTTCATAAATGGCAC